ATGCGAGACACATATCTGAGCATCGCATACGGCATCATCGTCACCACGCTGACCGCAATGCTCGCATGGGCATGGTACGCCGACTACGCGAACACTCCAGTGCACTACACGACGATACAGACCGTAGACGAAGGCGGATACGAGCACGACTGCCTCGTCGCAACCTACAGGAAGGACATGAGCCTTGACTGCATCCATCCAAACGATTGAAAACCAAGCACGCTCCATGCAAGGCTCCCTCTGGCGTCTCCTGCAAGGAATTCCAGCGGATTCCGAAGACCCGAAAACCCTCAAGGCGAGGATAGACCTGCGCAGGGCGTATAATGCTGCTACGGACATCGTGGAAATCGCGATGAGGCTCAGACTGGAAAGGCTGATATGAATTTTCGTACACGATACAACCACATCCGACTAGTGGAAGGAACAGACCCGAATGCGACCGGTACCGGAATGGGAGGCTCTGAAGGCTCGAATGGAAGCGGAACGCAGGAGCCGACAATCACCCAAGCCCAGCTTGACGCCATCATCAGCCGAAAGCTCGCCAAGGAACGCGAAAAGCTCGAAGCGGCCCAGAAAGCAGCCGAAGACGCCCGAAAGCTAGCCGAAGAGAACGAGAAGAAGCTGAAGGAAGCTCAAGAGAAAGGCATCACCATCGGACTGCTTCAGGCGAAACGCAACCGCATCGCCGAACAGTACGGTTTGAGCGCCGACCTGCTGCCATCCGAGGAAGACAAGCTCGACGCCTTCGAAAAGCAGCTCGCCACGAGCATCAATAGCCGCACGCGCGTCACCCCAGTGACCGTGGAGCCGACGAACGCCGCGCCAGACTGGCTGGGAGCCGCCCATGCGTGACGTCCGAATCCTCAGCATGGTGATGCGCGACGAAAACGTTCCGGCAACCCTTTCAATCATCGACGACGACGTGGTGGTAAACTCACCCGTGGAATTGGATAAGAACGCGAAAGACAAGCTGGTAAAGCGTTTTGCCGAGCATCTGTTGCAGCTAGGACTCGCAATGCACGACTGGAAGGAAAAGAATTGACCGACGAACTGAAGCCGCTCGCCACCGTCGAAGACACCGAAGCATACCTACGACACACGGTGCCCGTAGACCTCGTGGACTATGAGGAACGCAAACGCGGAGCCGCATCCAACGTGCTACGCATGATGTACCGCAACCAAGGCGACGACTTGGACAAGCAGGTCACGGACGACCCGCTCACCCGCCAAATGGTCGCAGACATCATCGGCGTCAGCGTCGCACAGGACGTAAGCCGCAAAGAATCCATGTCCGAAAGCGACACCGACCTGAGCGCGTTCAAAACGTTCACGCAGACGGCGGGCGGCTACAGTTTCACCGGCGAATGGCGAGGCAACACGGACGACGTGTTCTTCACCAACAACCAGCTCAAACAGCTGGGCGTCGGACGCGCCACCATAGCGAGGTTCCAACTCTAATGCACTACGGACTCAAAACACGCGAAATCACCGTCACCACCGGCGACAGCCAACACACCGTCACAGGCCTCGTGACCGCGAACACGACCGGCGAAGACACCGGAACGTTCGACGACATGACCGAAGCGGTCTCGCTCACCGTCCACGTCACCACACCGGACACGCCGCCCGAAATCGTCGGAGGCGAACTCGAATACTATGGAATGCCATACCACGTAACCTCCATCAAACCACCAATCGACTCCGGCAACAGGGTCATGTTCAACCCGTTCAAATGGAGCTTCAACGCGAAACAGGTGCAATACTGATGGCACGGCTCAGAGGCGCGAAAATCATGGTCGCCGCACCGAACGCGGCAACCAACCTCGTACTGCAATCGCCGGGCTTCCAACAGGAGTCCCGGCGCGTCGCATCCCAAATGATGCCACAACTCCAAATGGACGCCTACAGGGACAGGAAAAAACCCTCCATGACCACATACCGCACGCTCAGCAGCTTCAAAGGCACGCACCGCGCGGGAACGGAAATCAAATACTACAAGACGCCGCATTCCGGCGACACGCTGAAAGGATTCGGACTGTGAGCAAAGACATGGAAATCATCACGGACATCATCGGCGGACTCGCACAGCGGCTCAACATGCGCGTCTACGACAAGTATCCGCAAGTCAAAAACGCCGAACAGTATCCGCTGGTAATCGTCACCCGCCAAAACGCCTCCGACACCACCCCATACATCCGACACTTGGACATCTCCATCACCGTCGTCACACGGGAGAAGGCCGGAGACGAAAACGACTCGCTCAGCGCCGAAATCGGAGACGCCATCACCGACTGGTACAACAAAAGCCTATGGGACATCATGGGAGCGCCCCTGCTCAACACCACCAACGTCCAACCCACCAAGGACGGACGCTTGGCGACCATCTACGACTACCAGCTGGAGTATCTGACTTGAAGAGCACACAGGAGTCCGTCGAAGACCTCATGGAAATACTTTCACCGGCAGCCAAAGACATCATCACCGACGAGCAAGTCAAACAAGCCCAAGCGGCAGCGTCCAGCGGAGACAAGCATCTGGCCGGCAAAGTCTTGGGAGACATCTGGAAGCAGGTCGCGGAAAAATCCGCAGGATTGGGTCTAGAACGGCTCGACTCCGACGCTTTCGGCAAAAAAGTCGGATGGCTGACAGGCGAACAACATTCCGACAAGACGGTCCGTAACTTCCTCGCAAAATTCAAGCGGGAACTCGCCGTCGAACCAATGCAGCAGGCAACCATGAACCTGTTCGCACTCGACTCCACCACCGAAGTGGTGCGCGAATCGGTGGGCGAAACCTGCTCGTGGTGTCTCGAACGATGCGGCATATGGCACCCCTACGACGCCAACCATTACGGAGTATGGGTGCGGCACGCAGGATGCGACTGCAAAATCTACGTAAGGAACAGCCTCACATGACCCCGACCATCAACAACACCGACACCCAACACGCCGAAAGCCCGACACGGCGCACCGAGACGAAAGCCGAAATGGTACGCTGGTATCGCCAGCAACGCCAGCAAATGGCCGAACAGTTAAGGAGAATCTATGGCAGGAAAAACTGAAGAAGCCCTCTCAACACGCATGGAACAAGTCAACAGGCTCATAGACAAAGCCTATGCGGACATGGAGGAATACGCGCGAAGGGCCGAAACGGATGACGATGACCGCGAATACAACATGAGCATGGCCGTCAACGCGCAAAGAAGCTACGTCAGCTTCATGAACCTGCTCATGACCATGACCAAAAACTTCGACGAAGCGGTCAAAGTGGACTCGCACAAAAGCAAGGCCACCGCCGCCAAAACCCCCAAAACCACCCTCCAGAAACTCGTAGCGAAAGAAGTGAAACGCTCATGACACTCACCACCGTAGACGAACAGACCATATCCTTCCCGTGGATTGAACTCGTCAAAAACGCATACGCCATGCGCGTGCGCGTCACCAACTTCAGCGCGGTCGGAAACCGCAGCTTCACCCGCATTCTCAGCAAAGCGGTCGGCGGCGTCAACTCCTACTTCCTCATGCAGGACGGCGACCCGCTCAGCGCCGACTACCTCCCCACGGAAGACCTCCACTTGGACAAGGTGGCCGCGGTCGGCTTGGACGGACGCTGCTACGACGAAAACTCCGAGGAAATCAACGAAAACCTCCGATGCCTCACCCTCAGCCACGCGCCAGTCACAGACCAAGCCGTGCTCTTGGCGCAGCGCGCCATGGTCATCGAAGGACTCATCTCACAAAACCTCGAACACCTCATGCTGCCCGAACCAGTCGTGGTCGGCACCTCCCCAGACGTGGTAATCAAAACGGACCCGAACAAGAATCCAGCCAACTGGACGAAATTCGACGCCAACGACGACCACGACACCATCGTCAGGCCGGAAGTCAAACGACTCAGCCAATGGGACAACGGACAGCTCAAAACCCTCCTGCAAAACACGGTGTTGAGCTTCCAGATGGAAACCGGACTCCCCCCGCAGGACGCGCAGATACTCGACACGCTCGGAGCGACAACCCAGTCGCTCGTATCCAACAGGGAAAGCTTCGTCAGCCGCATCTACGTCATCAAACAGGATCTGAACGCCATCTTCGAACCGATGGGCATCACCCTCGACTACGAACTCACGTTCCCGCAGACCGCGCAGGACATCGCATCCATCGGCGACGCATACGGCAAGGGCGCGGACGCCGAAATCCTCAAGAAATATCAGGTGGTGTGACATGCTGGTGAAGAATCCAAACTGGAGGGCGAACGTCCGCCCCACATCCGACGTGGCAATCATGGCCGCCGAATACGTCAACTGGGGTCGAGGCAACGCGATCCTCCCGTTTCAGGTCGAATTCCTCAACAACGCCTTCCAACGCAAGAAGGACGGCACTTGGAAATACAAGCGCGTCGCATTGAACATGCCGCGACAGAACGGCAAGACGAAAATCCTCACCGCCCCAATCCTCTACTACTTGTACGTACTAGGACTTAACGTACTAGTAACCGCGCATGAGCAGATTGCCGCCAACAAAATCATGGAGGATTTGAAAGACGCCATCGACTCGAATCCCGAACTGAAAGCCGAAGTCACGCACTTCAGCACCACCATGGGACGCGAACGCCTACAGTTGAAAAACGGCGCGTTCGTCCGATTCCGCTCCCGCAAGAGCGCTTCCGCAGGCATGGGCGGCACATTCGATTTGGTCATCTTCGACGAGGCGCAGGAACTCCGCTCCGAATACGAGGCGATGATCACCAAAACGTTGAAGACGCGCCGCATGGCGATGATAATCTACACCGGCACGCCGTTCCTCCCCTCGTCCATCGGAGACACGTTCAACGTGTTCCTCGACAATGCGGAAGACGACGACATGGCATACGCGGTACGATACGGCATCGACGACGAGACGGCTGACATCGAAGACGAACAATTGTGGGCGCTCACCAACCCGCTCTACCCCGACGTGATACCGCGCGAAGCGTTCCTCACCGACGTGGCGATAGCCAAACAGGGCGGCGCGGACGGACTCATCGACTTCCGCATCCAAGACTTGGGCCTATGGTGGGCCGACAGCATTCCTCCGGCAATCCCCATCGACCTGTGGGACAGCGCATACTCCGACCTTCAGCATGACCGCGACACGCTCGTCTACGCGCTCACCTTCGACCCGACAACCAGTACGCTCGCCCTGTCCATCGCCGCAAGCACCGAAGAGGTGACGGTCGGCTCTCAGCATTACGACAAGTGGGCGTACGTCATCGGCGAAATCGTGGACGAACGCCCAACCACAGAATCATGGCAGTGGGTGGTTGATGAGTTGAAAACCCGACCACGCAAGACCACGCTCATCTTGGATGCAGGAGGCTTGAACAATCCAATCAGGGATATGCTGCCGCGCGGATTGAACGTCATCCAATTGACCGGCACCGAATTCCTCGCGTCCCAGCAGGGATTCCTCGACCTGCTGAACGAGGGACGGTTCAAGCATACGAACAATCCGCAGCTGACAGCCGAAGTGCAGAACGCGCAGAAGCTCAAATCCGGTTCGGACGACCAGTGGAAGTTCGCGCCGATACGCAAGACCGAAACCACGGCAGGATTGAAGGGCGTCAGCATCGCCGCATGGTATCGAGGCGTCAACCGTCCGAAGGAACGCAAGGTCAGGGAGGTGATTGCCTGATGGGTAAGGATACGGGACTGTACCACCGCAACCGCACCATCCTCCGCGAGCGCACCAAACGGACTGGAGCGCCCTGCTATTATTGCGGCGCACCGTTCTATTGGGGCCGCAACACCGCGCACCCATTGTCGTTCACCGCGGACCATGTGATACCGCGTGCCGCTGGCGGCAGCGACCGCATGGACAATCTCGTGCCCGCCCACATGCAATGCAACAGGGCGAAATCGGACCACATAGCAAGTCCGGCGACACGCCGAACACGCACCGCCACGAGAAGATGGTAGAATGGAAACCGCTATGCAGCAATGTGTAGTTCCTCTCTTGTGATTCTGGTTGCACACACCCCATTTGACGAAAGTCAAGTGGGGTGTTATGCTATGTCTTGGAAACGGTCGGTAGACAATCGGAGCTTCGTTACCATGCCAAAACCGACCGTCTCCCCTAAAACGTACTGACTTGAACCGCCCTGCACAGTCGTTAAATAATGCAAGGGCATACCCACTGGGCGACCGTGGGGTAGAGGCGCACACAGCCGACAAGAATGTGGTCGAGGCAGGTCGGAGCCGCAGAGACAGAAGCCGACGCAACATCCAACCACGTCAGAAAGGCAAACAGTGTCTCTCGCAACAATCGACCTGAAGCCGGGCTTCGTAGACCGCAGGCTGATTTCCGAACAGCCCGCCGCAGGCGCGCTCGCAAAGATTTCCAACAGCACTCCAATCGACCTTATCGGCACGCAGATGCAGACCATCGACTTCACGGGCGAAATGGGCATCTTCGGCGAAGGCGCATCCAACGCAGCGAAAGAGGAACAGAAGAAGTCCTCCAACGACGCCACCAATAGTGTCGTGACCATCAACCCAATCACCTTCTACATCTCCTATCGTTTCCCGAAGAAGTTCCTCCAACTGTTCGGCGTCAACGGGGCATACAATCCGACCGACGCGACCTTCCGAGCCGGTTCCCCGCAGACCATGCTCCAAAGCATCGTCGCCCAGCCGTATCAGGCCGGAATCCTCGACCAGTACCGTAATTACGTGAACCGTGCCATCAGCCGCGCCCTCGACTTCGCCGCCATCTTCGGCGTCAACCCGGCAACCAAGGCAGCGTCCAACGTCGCCCGCACCAACGGCTACGTGCTCGAAAAAGCCGGAAACGTCAGCTACACTCAGGGCACCGGAGCGGAAGCCGCCACCGCGTTCAAGCAGGCAGTCCGTCAGGTCGCCGCACAGGGCGACGCATCCGCACAGGGTGTCACCACCTCCGCATACCTTTCCGCAATCGGCGACGGCCTCACCACTGGTGGCACTCCGACCCAGTATGCCGCGGAAGTTCCGCTCATCGGCAACATGGTCAACCTCGGCGGCGTCACCCTCGCGGCATCCAACACCGTGTCCGACACTGCCGCGGCCACCGGCTCCGGCAAGCTCGCCGCCGGCAAGACCCTCGATGCGGTCATCGGCGACTTCGCCAACCGTTTCGTCTGGGGCGCGGTCCCGCTGTCCGGAATCGAAGTGTTCGACTCCGGCAATCCGGACAATTCCGACGAAGGCGACTTGGGCGCGCTCAACAAGGTGCTGCTCCGTACCGAAGTCGCAATCGGCTGGGGCTTCATCGGCGGAACCGGCAAGTTCTACGCCATCAACCACGCCGCATCCGCGGGTAAGTGACATCATCCACACGCATGGGCGGCGTTGATGCCGCCCATCCACTGATTGAACGTTAACAACGAAAGGAATTGAGATGGGCGCAAAGCAGTCTTCCGCAAACGTGACATTCTCCAAGCCGGGCACCAGTGCCAACAAGTCCGGCTACATCTGGGTCGCCCCACTGGGCACCACACTCCCCGCCAACGCCACCACCGAACTTGGCGACGCATTCGTCGGACTCGGCTATCTGAGCGAAGACGGATTGACCGAACCGGCATCGTACGAGGCTGGCGACGATATTGTGGCCGCCGGCGGCGATACGGTCGCACAGGCCGACCCGACGTTCTCCAAGACGTGGACGGGCACGTGCATCGAAGCCCTGAATGAGGATTTGATTAAGGTCGCATACGGTTCCACCAACGTGACCGTCACATCAGCCGGCGCCGGCGAGGACGGCAGCATCACCGTCAAGGAACAGGCTCGCGAACTGGAACATCACGTCATCGTCATCGACGAAATGCTGAAGGGCGGACGCAAGCGCCGCAACGTGATGGCCGACGCCACCTTCCTCATCACCGGCGACATCAGCCACGTGCATACGGCCCTCGTGAACTTCGAGTTCACCATCAACGCCTATCCGACCGCCACCGCTCCGGCGCAAACCCAGTACATCACCATCCCAAAACAGTAGCGGGGCAGACAGGTATCGAAATCACCGACATTGACGGTTACGAAGCCCCCGCAACCATTATGTCGGTGAAAGCGTGCAACTGAAAACTAAGGCGGTGTACTGATGGTTCAATGGTCGACAAAGCAACGATAATGCGAACGTAGACCAGAATGGCATGGTGACGGGCCGTAAAGCCGGTTCCGTCACCATCACCGCCAAGGATACTCGGTTCACGACGAGGCTGGCGGCACCAAGAACGCATATAGGAACGTGTACCGGAACTGCACGTTCACCCACGATCCAACCGGTTGCACTTGGGGTGCCCACCAAGCAATCGGCGGAGGCTTAGGCGAAGATTCTCTTATTGAAATCGAGAACTGCAACATGACCTCTGTCGGCGTGGAAGATACGATTTCCTACCACAATCCCGCTGGCGCCAGTAACACTCACGCCAAAAACCTGATTTACGTGAAAGACTCGTATCTCAGCGGCACCACACTGGTTTCGAATTATGGAAACAGTGAAGATATGAGCATCGGATACACCATCGGGTGCTCTCTCGGGCTGGCTCCGAAGCTGGAACGAAAGATTACATCTGATAGAAAAGACAATATGAAGATTATCGAATGGGGTAACACCGTTCGACAAGGATAACATCTCAAATCCGTGCGTTACGCAAGCTCTACTGACTCGGATGCCAACCACGATTCGTGAAAGCTTGCTGACAATCGGATTCCAGACGGCAGATTCGGATAAACGGATAGTTTGTCTCACCATGACAGCCGAACAATACCCCACACGCCCATACCAATTGACCTGCATGTGGGGTATCCTTATATAGAAAGACAACGAAAGGAAACCCAATGGCAAAACGCAAACCCACCATCACCATCGAAGACTTCAACGACAATTGGGGCGACGCCTACGCGAAACTCCTCCGCAACCGCAAATTCCAACAGGCCATCCACTCCGAAAAAATCGAAGACGGCGTGGAAACCATCTGGCTCGTAGACAAGCTCATGCGCGGCGTACTGAAGGAAAACAAGTACGAAGCGGTCATGAACGCATTCGACGATGACGTGCTCGACGCATGGGAATACCTGTCGGGAAAATTGCCAGCGCTTTTGGATTCACAGTCGAAAGACTGACCTACGCGATAAACCCAGACCAGTGGGACAGCCAAATACTGGCCGACTTCGCAAGCCAATACGGCAGTCCCAGAAACTACACTCTCATAGAGAGAGCCAAACTCATAGGCACGTTCGGAGCGACGGCACGACTCTTGGACATCATCCAACAGTCAACCCTAGCCCCCTACAGCGGCAAGGGCAGGAAGCCGAAAAGCGTACTCCCAGCCAACCGGAAGAACACCAAAACGGAGGATTATGAACTAGATTCGATGAACACCGAAGACATCAACAAGGCGTTGGGTCTTCACCGAAAGGAATAGCAGATGGCAAAGGGCAGCATCGCAACCGCATGGATACAGGTACTCCCATCGTTGGAAGGCTTGCAATCCGCATTGGTGAAAGCCAGCAAGGGCGCGGTGCTCACCCCCACCGTCCAGCCGAAAATGTCAGGGTCGGCAAGCCGCATGTTCAAAAACAGCGGCACCGGCCTGTCATCCATCTTCTCCGGCTCGTTCAACAAGAATCTCAACCTGCAAGGCGGCGTGAAGGGTGCGCTCAACGGCGTGTTCGCATCCTTCACCGCAGGCGGACAGCGTTCCGCCAACGCCTTCGGCAACAGTTTCAGCAACCTCGACATCGGCAAATACCTGAACACGGCGGCAGCCGTCGCCGGAATCGTATCAGTCGCCCATGCCGTCAAGAACGTGACCTCCAATGTCATCGAACTCGGCAACCAGTGGGGGCAGACCACCGCCATGCTGAAAAACGCGGTGGGAGACGCTGGTGATTATAAAGGCTCGCTGGAAACGTCGCTGGAATATGCGAACAAGGTCGGCGTCGCCACCGACGATTTCATCCAGTCCGCGGCACGTCTCCGCACGCTCGCACCCGAAGTCGCGACCAATTACGGTGATGCGGCGAAATTCACGAAACTGCTCGACATGAACATGGTCAGTACGGGCGCGTCTACTCAGGAAGCGTCCAACGCCATGCGTCAGATTACCCAAGCATTGGGCAAGGGCATCGTGAACGGCGACGAACTGAACTCCATCATGGAGAACTCGCCGCAAATCGCCCGAATGCTCGCCCAGCATCTCAACGTGTCCGTAGGCGACCTGAAACAGTTGGGCAAGGAAGGCAAAATCAGCGGCCAAGCACTCTACGATACGGTGTTTGAAAACGCGGACGCCATCGAAAAGCAGTTCGCCGCCATGCCCGTCACCGCGGACCGCGCGTGGAACAGCATCAAGAACACGGTCGGCGCAAGGTCGGCTGAAGCCGCGACCGCATTGTCCGCGAACCTCGGCAAAGCGCTGACCGCAATCTCCAATTCCGGCATGGCCGACACCATAGGCGAAATGCTCGCCGGATTCGTGCCATTGTCGAACGCCGCCTCGACGTTGGCTTCGACGTTCGCCAACCAGCTCGCCCCAGCCGTCAACAAGGCGTTCAACACGCAGCAGATAGAACAGTTCCTCGCACCGTTGACGAACCTCATCAGCGCCAACTCACAGAACGTCAACCTCCTATCCTCCTTGGGCGACATCCTCAACACGGTCGGCACCATCGGAACCACCGTCTTCAGCCTCATGGTCGCCACGAACGACAGGTTCGCCTCCCGCATCCCGTTCATCGGCACCGCACTGGTCGGCGTGAAGAACGTGCTCATCGGATTGGGCTCGTCCTTCACGAACGCTTTCGGCAACGCCATATCCGCATCATCCATCGTCATCGACAAGCTTGCCGGCGTGGCGGACGCCATGTCGAAAAGCATCGACGAATCCATTAAGGTCGAAAACGCGCTCGGCAGGTTCAACGTCGCATACATTGACCTACAGGATGAGGCTCTAGGCTTCGGAAAAGAAGCGGCCAAAGGCTTCGCCATGGTGCAGGATGCGGCGGAAAACCTGCGCAACGGCATCGGACAAGTGTCCGGCAACATTTCACTGCTGCGCTCAGGACTGGACCAGATGGGCGATTCGGCGGAAGCGTTGCCGCCCGCATTCCTGAAAGCCTTCGAAACGTTGAGCGCGCAGGTGGACGCGGCATCCAATCAGAAGGCCCCGAAGCTCATTCAGGCGTTCAAAGACATTCGCATGGCCGCCGACACCATCGTAGTGGACTCCAAAGCGTACAAGACACTGGACGTGGCCGCACAGGACGCCGACATCTACCGCGACAAGCTCACGCAGGTCGGACGCGAACTTAGAGACCTAACCGGCCTGAACATTCCGAACGTGTTCCTCCCCTTGGTCGGCTCCGCAGTACAGGCGTCAGACCAAGCGATGATGGCGTTCGGCAATCTGAAAACGGGACTCACGAACATGGGCCACGATTTCACGAACGCTTGGAGTTTCGTAGGCGACGATTTCAAGGCGCTCGCCAACAGCATTTCAGAATCGTTCACGACGAGGATTGAAGTGTTGAAGGCGGATGTCGAATCCGGCTTCGCCATCATGGTGTCGAACGTGAAAGGCAAGGCGTCCGAATTCAAGACGGCGTTCGCGGAAATGATGGACACGACGGCAATCGGCGACGTCGCGTCGAAGGTTTCAAACGCATTCGGCGCTATGGTGGAAGGCGTGAAGTCGAAGGCGTCCACTCTTGGCTCCATCCTGTCCGAACCGTTACGGGGAATGCCGGAAATCATTTCCAAGGAGTTCGGCGGCAAGAATCCGTTCACACCGCTGGCTTCCGCCGCGAAGACGGTCGGAACCGGATTGAAGAGCACGTTCAGCGGAGCCGTCTCACGTCTTAAGGGACGCTTCGCACCGTTCGCAGCCGCAGGAAAGGCCGCGTTCAATGCGGTCGGCTCAGCCGCGTTGAAGGTGTCTTCCGGCGCGTTGAAGGGATTCGGCGCAGCCGTGAATGGCTTCGGCGCGGCAGTCGGCAAGATTGGCGGCATCGCATCATCCTTGGGCGTGACGGGCGCATTGTTCACCGGCCTGACTGCCGGCTTCCAAACCCTGTTCAGCCTCGACCCGTCGCAGATGACAGGTAAGTTCGACGAATGGCAGAAAAGCCTCGACAACACGCTTACCGGCATTCAGACGAAACTGCCTGCCATGGCGAGCGCGTTCGTCGCGGCGCTCCCGCAGATGGTGGCGAGCATTACTGCCGCATTGCCGGGCATCGCCAACGCGCTTATGAGCGTCGGGCAGACGCTCGGACCCGCGTTGACGGCGATACTGCCGCAAATCACGCAGGCGTTCTCCGACATGTTCGCCCAGCTGCCCGGCTTCATCGCCACGTATGGACAGCCGATGCTTGTAGCGTTCGGCAGCCTGTTCGCCACGCTCGCCGGACAGATTCCGTCGCTCATGACCTCGCTTGGACAGGCGTTGGTGGCCGGTATTCAGGCCGCGTTCAGCGCTGTCAGCGCCAATAGTGGTGCCATCGCCGGATTCATCAGCGGATTCGGCGCATCCTTGGCTTCCGGCATCCAAACGTTGGGTGCCACCGTGGTGGCCGCGCTCCCGTCCATCGGACAGAGCATCGCCACCGCATTGCCGACGCTGATTCCAGCGTTGATGTCCGCCATCACCAGTGTGATAACCTCGTTGGCCGCAGCCCTGCCGGGCATCGCCGTAGCCATCATCAACCAGCTGCCCGCAATCATCGGCGGATTGGTGACCGGCATCATCAACGGTCTGCCAATGCTGTTGAACGCCTTCATCAGCGTTGTGGGAAGCATCGCCGCGAACTTCCCAAGCATCTTCATGGCCGTCGTTCGCGCGATTCCAGCGATTATCGGGAACATCGCCAGTGCGTTCTCCGGATTGGGCGGTAGGATTCTCGGCTTCATTAGGGACATTCCGGGCAAAATCACGGGCCTGTTCGCCGGCGCCGGCTCATGGCTGCTCGATTCCGGCGCGGCGTTGATGAACGGTTTAAAAGATGGTATTCTCGGCGCGGTCGAAAACGTGAAGAACGCGGTGAAGGGTGCGTTGCAGAAGGTTCGAGACTTCTTCCCGTTCTCCCCTGCTAAGGTAGGCCCGTTCTCCGGATCAGGCTACACCAGCGTGTCAGGCGAGCATCTTATGCGCGACTTCGGCAAGGCCATCGGCGCTCAAGGCGCGTTCGTGCGCGGTCAGGTCGATGACGTGTTGAGTTCGCTGGATTTCGACCAAATCAGTCCAGCCGACTTTGGAGTGGTGTCGAAACCGCGTCTTGCCGACTATACTGGTAAGGTAGCGGCAGCACAGTCCACAGGCGGTGTCCACATTGACAATGTGGTCGCAAGCCCGTTGAGCGACGTGGAACTGGTGGCACGCCGTTTCGGATACGCTTTGAACAATGAGATGATTGGAAGTGTCAGACCTTGAGCACCATAACCGTCACCGTTGGCGACATCACCATGCATGGCGACGCCGGATATGATTTCACGCTAACCTCCATGAGCGGGTTCGACGATTTGCCGTCTGCCAAAACCGAGCAGGACGCTTGGCCTAGGGCTGACGGCAACGCCATGCCCGGCACCACCTATTATGACGGGCGCACCATCACCGTCGAAGGCTATTATGCCACGTCTTCGGTCGAAGACACCGATTTGATGATGCGCCGCCTTCGCGGCATGGCAGGACGTTTGGTGACGGTGACGGTGCAGAAAGGCAATGCCACTGCCTTGCATTGCGATGCGGAAGTGCGTTCCATGACCGTGGACGAATACCGGTATCGTGGCAAGGCCGCGTTTCAAATCGGCCTTCTGGCACCATCCCCCTACCTGCTCTCCCCGTTACGGTCTGCCTCCACTGGCGTGCCGACCGATGGTATCGGCATTCACGACCCTTTGACCGACCCGTTGACGGAAGGAGAGGTCGGCAATCCGGGACGTGTCGCCATCACCGGCTCCGGTTTCGCGCCGACGCATCTTGTTGTGAAAATCAGGGGCGGCCTGTCCGAAGGCGTGCGCATCCACTGCGTCGAAACCGGCGAAGCCGTCGAATTCCACCGTCAAATCAATCCAGACGAGACGATGGTGTTCGACTTCGACGATGAACGAGTCCTGTTTCAGAACCAGTCGGATTTGAGCATGTTCCTGACCGAAGAGAACTGGTTCCGACCCACCGGAGACTGCACCATCCAGTTCACGCCGTTGGGCGTCCAATCCGGTACCCCATCCATGACTGTCGAATGGAATGAGGCGTGGCGATGAAAGTGTATCTTGCCGACCTGCTGACCGGACGCCGCATCATCCCGTTGCCTCACGTTTCCGCCGAATGGGAGATGAAGCTGAACGATACGGATTCACTGACGGTGAAGGTGCCGGTTTACGCAAGCTCGGATGACACGAGTTTGCAGTATGTCTCGAACGACGCGCGTATGCTTGACCTGCGCAATACCGCCGCCATCGGAAAGACGGTCATGGTTGCGGAGGATGATGGGCTTGCCGTGGGCGGCGTGCTCATGCGCCGCGAATATGACGCCGATTCTGGCATGGTCACCCTCGTCGCGTCGGGCATGTGGACGTATTTCGACCATCGTACGATACTGCCGGCGAAGGCGAAAGGCAAGAGCCTTATCAAACCGGACGGTTCGCCCGACCCTCAATATGACACGTCCTATAGGAACGTGACTTGGAATACGGTCGCACGCAATCTTGTCGAACAGGCGATGAGCTGGCCCCACAGCAGCGTGCCCGTCGTGTTGGAGGCTCCCGAAACCGGCAAGTCCGAAGCGAACTATCAGGCTGTCGATTTGGACTATGTCGGCGAAGTGCTGACGAACATCACGAACTATCAGAACGGCTGCGACATCGGCTTCTTCCCCATGCGCACGGCTGACGGCTTGGGTTACGAATGGCATATGAAGACCGGCCATCCGCTGCTTGGCGGCGAAACCCACTATTTCAGCGCTTCGGCCATGCAGCCGGGCATTGCCTCGTTGTCCGCCACGGATGATGGCGACAAGCTCGCCTCGCTGCAATGGTTCACGTCGGGCAAGTCGGACGATAAGACGCTCGTCGTCTCCGCCTATACGGACATTTTGGAGAATGCTGGTGCGCCGATTTGGGAGAGTGTTGATTCCAGCCATTCTACCGTGAAACGTCAGGCCACGCTTCAGGCGTATGCGAACGAGGCGGCGGCGGTCTACTGGCAGCCAGTGTCTTCGACCGAGGCGAAAGTGCATCGCGGATACCTGCATTCCGTGAATCAGACGCTCGCCAACTATACGGTGGGCGATTACATTCGGTTCACGACGAAAGGCGACTGGTATTATGTGGATGGCGCGCATACGCGGCGCATCACCGGCATCAAGGCCAGTGAAAGCTCGGATTGGATTACGTTCACGTTGGGTGACGTGTTCGACGGTGTGAAAGTGACGGTGGATAATGGTTGATGAGATTGTCGTGCATCAGGGAGAGTCGGCTGATGGCATTATTCCGGTGGCCGAAGACGATGATATGGTCATCGACGTGAAGAATCCGGCTCAGGCGACCAACAAGCTCGTGTCCACGTTGAACGAGTATGGCCGCAGGTTGCGCGAACTGGAAAGGCCGTCAGGCTCGCAGCTGGCCCAGACGATTCAGAAAGTGTTCGACATCAGCGAGAACATCGACCAGACTGTGGCCGCATCAATCAACAGGAACTCATATGACCGTGCGACCATCGACCAAAAGTGCAATGAGTGGAATTGGGGCGTCCTATCGCAGGGACGCGGCGGCACGAATACGACGAACGCCTATGCCAACCTGTTTTCCGTAGGCTCGTGGCGTGCCGTGTGGGCACTGTCGGACGGCACGTTGGGAACAGCCCAGTCATCCCGCAAAGTGAAGCAGGATTTCATCAAACCGGACATCACGTTGGAGCAGATGCGTGCCGTCGATTGGACGCTCTACCGTTACATCGACGACGTGAACCGGAACGGCGATAGTGCGAACGTGCATTTGGGCATGATTGCCGAAGACTTGGACGACAACGGCTTGGGGCAGTTCGTCGAGTATAATGATGATTACGAGCCGTGCGGCATCAACTATCCGATGCTCGGCGTGTGGGCCATACATGAGGCCCATCTTGCCCATGACCGTATCGACGAATTGGAATCGCGCCTGAAGGCGCTGGAAGGAAAAATCAACAATGACCTTACGCAATAGCCTGTTCGCAGTGTCCGGCAAGGCGTCGTTCTTGGATGCGCGACGCGACATGAGCGGCCTGTTCGTCTGCGATAAGACCACGATGATGCCGATTGCCGGCATTCTCGACCGTTCGCAGGACAATCTCGTGACGGGCAATAGTAATTCCATGAGTGTTACGGTGCATCCGTTCAACGCGGTGTTGAACCGTTATGGAGCATTGCTTATTCAGAATGATGGAAACGTGAACGTGTCGTTGGGTGCGGCTCCGTCCGCTAATTCGCGTATCGACGTCGTGTATGTGAAGCAGAATGAGACGCGTTCGCCGATGTCGGACAGTTCGGACGTTCCAATGTTTGACGTGGTGAAGGGTGTTGCTGCTGCCGTGCCGGTCGCTCCGGCTGTTCCGGCTGGCGCTTTGGCTTTGGCGCAGGTGCTGCTTCCGGCTGGAGTGTCGAACACTGCCGCGTCCGGCGTGGTCATCACGCAGACGTATATTGGTGCCGCGTTGAAGGGTGACATGCTGCGTGTGCAGAATTCCGCCCAGTGCGACGCCATGACCATGGTGCCGGAAGGCACGCTGTTGCATAATGTGGCCGATAATTGCGATTATGTCAGAACTCCAAGCGGCAAGTGGGCCAAAACACGTGACACCATTAGTGTGAAAGCGCCGTACACCAGCGATAGTTGGTGGGTTTCGCGAGAGTGGGATACGGTCATCGTGTCCGGCAGCGTAAAATACACTAGTTCAGGCCAGCAGAATCATACCACTATGCAAGAGACCGTGCCAGCCGGATGGCGACCATACGGAGATAATCCCACTGCCATCAACTATGGTGTCGTAAGTGCCGTCAACGCCAACTGGTGCAATTTCGTGCGCCCTGATGGTCAAATCGTCGCGCTTGGCAACCCAGATTCTGTATACTCCGGTGTGACCGGAGGATGGCAGTGCAGAGAGTGGAGAGCCTAACCGAAAAAATAGTGACATATGAGTACAGACATCATCGTCGCCCTAGTGACCGGCTTATGCGCCATCGCGGTCGCAGCGGTCACTTGGGCGCAAAACAGACGCGGCGACCTAAGCGAAGCCTACAGGCGACTCTCGGAAGCCCAATTGAACATGCAGCAGGAAATCGACAGGCAGGACGAAAAACTGGCCGCATTCATTCACGAACGCGACCAGCTCCGCCGTCTGGACGATTTGAAAACATCCTACATTCGGGCGATGGGACATTGGCTTGGAGAACTCTGCAAAGTATTGGACCCAGAGTTTTTGGAACAGTATCCGAAGCCTCGACTGCCGGACGGTCTTCGCGATACAATAGAACCGTTGGACATCAACGAAAGGACATGATTCATGTTTGAAAAGGATTTTTGGATTGACACGTTGGAGCGTGCAATCCGCACCGCATGTCAGGCCGCATTATCTGCCGGCGTGGTCGGCGGCGTCGGCCTGTTTCAGGTCGATTGGCTGAACGTGGCTGGCATCGCCTTGGTTGCGGCCGTCGCGTCCGTGTTGACGTGCGTGGCGTCTTCCGGCAAGACGGACGCCATCAGTCCGGCTTCGCTCGCCACCCCATCCAAGAGTCTGGTGACGGGCAAGCATATTGCAGGCAATGAAACGGAGGTTTCCGAATAATGAGGTTTGTTGATTTCAGCAATTGGAAGGCCGATATCGACGTTTCCAAGATTGACGCCGATGGCGTCGTGGTCCAGTGCACTTGGGGTGCTGGCGAACTGACTACGGACAATGGTCTGGTCGAATCCGTGTGGACTGGTGCGGACGAGAAGATTCAGGCCGCTGCCAAGCGTGGCCTTGCTGTCGGCTACATGCATTACATTCGCGGCGTCGGCGCCGCAGAGGAAGCATTGTTCTTCGCCGAACGCACGAAGGGGTATTTGAAGAAGTTCGTGCCGTGCGTTGACTGGGAGGAGGCGGACAATGCCGCTTGGGGCGACCGCTCGTATCTCGACGAATTCCTGTACCATTACATTCGCACTACCGGCGTGAAGCCGCTCGTATACGCGCAGCGTTCCGAAATCCCGTATATCAAGGATATTGCCGCCAAGCATGATTGCGGCATTTGGGAGGCGTGCTATGCTTCCATGGATGCGGTCGGCTGGCAGGATGCGGATTCGATTTGGTCGTATATGGCGTATCCGATGCGCCAGTACACGTCGAACGGTCATATCGGCGGTTATGCCGGTTCGCTTGATTTGAACTATTTCGCCGGCGACAAGGCCGCGTGGGATAAGTATGCTGTCGTGGGTGCTGACACTCCGGTGAATCCGGCTCCGCCCATCATCGAATCTCCCGCTCCGACCGTGGTGGCGTGCACGTATGATGTGGCTGTGGATTCGTTGAACGTGCGTACCGCACCATCCGTGAACGCCGAGGTTGCGGCCCAGTATGGGCGTGGACAGCAGGTCGCGCTCGATGGTTGGGGTGCTTATGCTGACGGCTATCTGTGGGGTCGTTATGTTGGCGCTTCTTCGGGCGAATACCGTTATGTGGCTGTCGGTACCGAGTCCGGTGACGAATGGTATTTGACAATCCGATGACCTTATAATAGAATGGGGCTGTTGGTGGTTTTTCACCGGCAGCCCTCCTTTGGTTTCTCCGCTCCCAGCAAGGTTTTTCACCTCTTCCTTGCTGGGAGTCTCTTTTTTAATCATCCAACAATACGCATATCATGTCCGCCACGATTGCCGTCGCCACGTATGCGATGAAGACGCGCGTGTCCCATGCGTCGCAAACCCACATGATGGCCGCGACGAATGCGAGCAAGATGATGGTGCATACGATGAGTTTCAGGGTCTCCATCAGATTTTCGCACCCTGCAATTCCATCTTCTGTTTCATGCGCCACACCTTATGGTCTATCATGCGCCGCAAGTCCGATGGTTTCAATTCGTAGATTACGACCAGCAGATTGAAGCATATCTGCACGTCGGCCATTTCCTCAAGCAGGTTTTCGATAAGCTCGTTGCGGCTGACCTTATTGTTGGGGTCTTCTGGATTATAGCGTTTGAGCTTGCTGATTGCCTGAATGAGTTCGGCGCATTCCTCCATACAGGTGGTGGTCTGCGTGTCGGCACCATACCATGCGATGCTTCGCATTTCCACGGTGCTTTCCTGCTCAGGGCTTAGATAGTATTTGCTGCCGTTACGCCAGTCTTGTTCAATTGCCACCGCGCAACCTCCAACATTCGGTGCAGAGTCCACGATATAGGACGCTTTCTTTCGTAGTGAGCTTCTTCATGCAGTGCGCACAGCATCCAGTGATACCGGCCACCATTCCTCTAATAGCATTCATCCGGATACTCCAATCCTTCCTGCCTGTTCTCGTCCGTCAACGCCGAATCAATATCACGCCTACAGTCTTCGCACAGCATTTCCGGATGCCAGTCTTTCAACGTCATATAGCATCGGCAGTTGAGGCATTGGCGAAGCATTTTAACATCCTTCACGACAACACCTCCACAGCCGGCTGCGGAGCCTTCTGGTTCTGATAGTGGCCGAACATGCCGTATGGTCTTTTCGCCGCACCGTTCAAGTATTCGAACGATACCTGCCCGATTCTCATGCCGGGTTTCAGCAGGATGGGGAAACTGTTTTCATTCTTCAATTCGACGGTGATGGTTCCGATGAATCCTGCGTCGATGAATCCTGCGGTCACGTGCGTGCAGAGTCCGAGTCGGCCAAGGCTGCTTTTCCCGTCGAACCGTGCCATCATATTGTCTGGGAGGCTGATTTTCTCCACGGTCGCTCCTAGGACGAACTGTCCCGGCTGGAGCATGTAATGTCCTTCGATTCTGACCGGTTTGGCGTGGATGCCGTACAGCGTGTGGTCGCCTCCGTCCGCGTAACAGTCTTTCATGCACTTAGTGAAGGTGATGATGGTGTCCTGCAATGTCACGTCATACGAGTTGGGGTTCAACTGTTTTTCCGTGTATGGCATGATGAGGTCTTGATGGGCTACGCACTGTTCGATGGTGATGTCGTTCAACATTATTCTCTCCTTATTCGTTCGGATTGCAAAGGTGTCGCAACAGTTCGTCGTCGCTTATTGCTCTGATTTTGTACAGGTACATTTCATGTACGCCATAGTTTGATAGTTTTGCTTCTATGGGGAAGCGTTCCTTGAGATACTGCACCGTCAGACCGGTGAGCTTAGCAAACATGTTCCATGTCCAATTCCCGTTGTCCCAGCCGCCGAACGTGGCTTCGGAAACGATGCGTGCGTCGCCGTAATGTTCGCCGGTGTCCAAGTCGATGAATGCGATGGCGACCGTATCGTATGTGATGGCATGATTACAGAGCACGCACCTGTTTTCGACGGCTTTCAACCATTCTTCTCGACATACTCTCAGCACTGACACGATGTGGTTAATAGGCATCATAGTCATGCTCCTTGGCTGCCTGCATGAACGCCAACGCCATGGTGAGGTAGGCGATTGCGTCCAAATAGGAGTCTTCCTTGCTGTGGTCGTATTTGATGCGTTCGATTTTCAATTCGGCCATCATGATTGCCACGTCCACTTCCGCATTTTCGCAGCCGAACCATCGTTGGGAAATGTTCTGGCACATGACGCGCGGATTGCCGTATTCTTCGGCCTTCTCCACGTTGAGCATGTCCTTCACATGGTCGAGGTTGCCTGCGATGCGAGTGTAGATGCTTGACCCGATTTTCGCTTTCGGCGGTTCAGGCGGGTCGAGGAGGATATCGCTCAGGGTTTTCGGTCCGTGATAGTCGGCTGCCTTCGTGGGAAGCGCCTTGTTGACGCCTTCCATCACTTCATCCCAATTGTTTTTCCTTGATGATGTCATCGAGTGTCTTCCTTCCTTCTATCACGTCCATGACCTTGCGGTTCCATGGCGTGTCCGGTACGAGTATGCGCTGCCGCCCCTGATAGGGGCTGCCGCGTCGTACCAGCCTTCTGTTGGCTTGCTCCCAGTCGGCGTATGTCCATGGGAGGTCGAGCCATATCTGGTCTTTCATGAGATGCTGCAATCCGTCCACGCCGGTGCCCATGGATTGCGGGTTGGCGACTATGAGCCGGTAATTCATCCGTTCTTGAGCGTCCATGGCGAGGAATGTTTTCGCGTCGGTGCATGGCGTCCAAGTGCGGTAGATTTCGTCTCTTACCGCTTTGAACCGTGTCCATACGAGCAGTGGTGTGGGGTCTTCGCGTCTCTTGGCTTCATCGTATACGGTTTTGAGTTTGGACACGCCGAACCAGTAGGATTCTCCACGGTCTTCGGTCTTGTAGGCGAAGCCGTCGTCGAGTTGGGCGAGTTTGACTGCGGCGGCGCTCGCGCTTGCCGCGTACACGTCTTCGGCCAGTTGGTGTGTGCTAGTCCACTGTTCCAGCGCCATGTCTTCCTGTTCGGTTTTCGGCGATGGGAGCCATTCGACTTGGGGCAGCGGGTTGCCGCCGCGTCGAATGTCCAAGACGAGCTTCTGCAACTGCTGGCACGCTTCCTCGACCATTGGCTTGGAATACGTGTATTTGACCACGAGACGTCCTTGCACGCTCATCGTGTATGGCTTGCCGTATCGCGTTCTGAAAGCCCCTAGGGTACGCCAAGAATCGCCCAACAGGGCTATCCTGTCCTTGGCGTGCGGATACATGACCATGGTCTGCCCGTACAAATCTTCCAAATCCTTCGGAACGGGCGTGCCGGTCAGCATCAGCACATCCTTGGCAAGGTCGCTGATGCCTTTCACGGTTTTGGAGCGTCCGCTCCTAGGATTCTTCACCATGTGGCTTTCATCCACGATAAGGCTGAAATCGTCCGGCACTTCGCCCAGCTTTTCGGCCATATTGTAGGAGACTACGAGGAAACGATAGTCTTCCGGCCAACCAATCCTCCGATAGTCTTCGATGGTCAACGCCTTGCCGTGCGACCATTGGCCGATTTGCGGCAGCCATGCGGTTTTCACGACGCTTGCCGGGCAGATGACGAGAATGTGCTCCGCACCGTCCAATAAGTCCATGCTGCGTTTCGTCTTGCCGGTACCGGCTTCGTCGAAGATGAAAGCCCTCATGACTCCTCCTTGTGCGCCGCCTCCCATGCGGCTATGCGTTCGCGTCCTTCCGGCGTTTCACGCCATTTGCGCCAAGTCTGATAGCATACGCCATGCTCTTCTTTGAATTTCTTCTGCCATTTGCGGCAGGCTTCTCGGCTTTCCTCGCGATGCTGTTTTCGGTATCGCACCCAATATTCGAGCATTTTCTCATGGTGGGCGTTCACCCACTTCTTTTTGAGCTTCCGCTTGTGGGATGCTTTTTCAGGCGTCATGTCCTTGTATCGGGTGACGGTCTTCTTCTTTTTGGCGGGTGGCATGGGCTTGGGTTGGCGCATCCGTTCGATGTCCGCCCAAGCTCTGGCGTCGAGATAATTGGATAGGTCAGTCGGTTTCTTCATCATGATTGCGTGCTTTCACGGCGTCTTCCACCATGCCGACGATGCCCTTCACCATGCCGAAGAGGATGAGGATTACCGCCGTACCTCCCATGACCGACAGGCAGGTGACGAGCAGATACAGGCAGTTCATCATGAACTCATGCATTTTTCTTCTCCTTTACGATGCTGAGACGTGTGGTTTTCGAGGTTTTCTGGAATGGTTTCAGGTCGATTTCGGGATGCTGGCCGAACAGTGTCGCATAGTCGGTTGTCGTGCGTGACGTTTCGACGAGCCGTGCGACGTGGCCGTCGCAGTGGATGCGTTCGCCGGGATGGTCGGACAGCCACATGGTGAGTCGTTCCTTGGCCCTCTCGTACCGTTCCTTCGCTTCCAACACTTCGGACATCAGTGGAAGGCCGTCTTCCGAATCGTCGTCCTTCTTGTAGGCGTCGTACCACATGTCCACCACATCCTGTTCCATGATGTCGCTGACAAATGCGATGTCCAATGTTTTTCCGATGTGTTCAGTGATGATTTCTGGGGATAGTCGCTCCCAGTCGGCTGGGCGTTGCGCGTAGATGATTTCCGTGAAGTCCGCTCCGACCATGCGCGCTTCGAGTTGTGCCTGTGCCGAATATTGGCGGTGCTGCATGGCTGACAGGAAGGCGTAGGACGGTTTGCTTCCGGTCTTCGCTTCCACCGTGTGCAGGATGCCGTCGCGGTCACGGTAGGCGGCGTCCAAGGAGACGTGCATTCTGCCGTCCGTGTAGAAGCTGTTGTCGTACCATGCGAGCTGTCCTGCCGTAAGGTCGGCTACCGGAGTGTTCTTCGACGCCACGTCGAGTTGCAGGTGTTCGGCATACAGTTTGACCACCATCGGCTCCCATATGCTGCCGAATTGGATGGCGCTTTGTACTGCCGGAACGTCTGGCGGGGGGGAGGGCAGCTGTCCGGTTGCGATGAAATGCGCGAGGCTGGATGCTCCGACCGTGTTCTTGCGGGCTTCGAGCCATTGTTCGCGCGTGTCGTACACGTGGTATTCTAGATTCTTTTCACCCATTTCGGTTCTCCTTCGGAATTGATTGTGAGCAGTTCGCACCGTCTGTTGGTCATGTCCCGCCAGTCTTTGACGGAGAGCAGCCGGTCCACGCCTTTCAGCCCGTAGACGAGCATGGTGTTGGCGTTGTGTGCGGCCAGTTGTGCGAGTTCCCTGCGCTGGTCTTCGCTTGGCCGTCCTGCGGTGCGTTTGAGTTCGATGAACCATGTGTTGCCGAACATGTCCACGACGGTGATGTCGGGGAATCCGTTGCGGGAGCGGCCTTCGGTTTTCTGCACGTACCAGCCGCGTTTTTCCAAGCCTTTTATGAGGCGGGCTTGGATGTCGGCTTCCAACGGTTCCTGTTTTTTACTGTTCAGGCGCATCGACGGCCCTCACCCACACTTCGTACCGTTGTGTCATCGTACGGATTGTGCGTGCCTCGTATGTCCAGTCGGGTTTTGTCCAGCTGGGACGGTTTTTTCTGATGGCCCATGCGGTAGTGTGTGCGCTGTTGGGGGAGTTGTAGGTTTTGTATAGCGTCCATTTGCCTAGGTGTTTTCCCAACGCCTTGTTGAACCTGTTCGGCTTCCTACAGCTGGTGGGGGGGGTGTCTTGGAATTTCATCGTTCGGTCTCCTTTGGTCTGAAATATGCTGGCATGATTGATTTCGGCAGTATCCTGCCTTCGCGTTCCAACCGTTTCGCGTGCGGGAACAGCCAGCCGCGCGACACGTTGAGCGCACGCGCGGCTTGATCGATGTTCAGGCAGGTGGTGAGCGCGTCAATCATGTCTTCGTCACTGTAGTGGATTGGCGCGTTCACGGTTTAAAACTCCGGCTCCTCTTCGGCCACGCCTTCGTCGCTCATTGTGAGCTGCGTGTAGGCTCCGAACTTGTGGGGGGAGGGGGTGTTGTTCTTTTCGACTCGCAGCAGTTGCACGCCGGTGAGGAAGTATGTGAGCTTGCCTTCCTTGGTGGAGCCGATTTTGAACGCTACGTTGGCTAACGTGCCGTCGCCCGGCTCTTCGGCAAGTTCCAAATCGTTGGCGTTCTGGTCAACGATGGACGGCTTCCACTTGGACGACAGGTTGATGAGCCACTTTCCGCGCTGCGGCTGGGTGCCGTCCTTGAGGGTGATAAGGTCCCCGTCCTTGTAGCGCAGGTTGTCGCCATTGGCGCGAACGCCCAACTGTTTGGCGGACGCGACGAGTTCCTTATGCACGTCTCCGTTCTTCGGGAACGAGAGCTGCAACTGGTAGTTCGGTTCGATACCACGCTGTTTGGCGGCGTCGGACTGGTATTTGTCTTTGATGTGGACGAATCGGATTTCGCCTACCGCTTCGATTTCGAGCATGTCTGCCATGATGTTTTTCCTTTCTGGTTACTTGAATTCTTCGGTGAGGGAGGGGGCGGGGAGGGGTGAGGATGATTTTCCATCATCGTCGGCAACGGTGGTCAGGCCGAGCAGATGAATCAGCCCATAACGCCTATAGTAGGTTTCGAAACTTCCAACCTGCTGCGCCGCCGCAGCCGGATACGTGTAGCTGCTGCTCAACGCTTCGCCGCTTTTCACCATTTCCATGAGGTTCGCGCCATCATGGTCAATTTCGTAGACGGCTACGGTGAGCGTGTTGTACACTGTCGGCATGTCGGTTTCCGCGCCGACGATCTCACTCGCTCCCGCCGCGGTCCATCCAAGCCCGTTGGCGGCCATGGCTTGTTTGACCAATGTCCAAATGTCGTTCAACGTGGCGTACTTGTATCCGTAGCCTTCGGTGGAACGTTTTGCCGCTCCCACCGCCTGCTGTACCGCCGCTATGCGGGTGAGTATGTCACTCATAATATCCACGATCCTTCAGTTCGTTGTCGATTGCTTCGTCGGTCACGCCCATGAGTATGGCCGCTGTCACCATTCCTTTAAAGTCAGAATTGGTTTGCGGCAGCCATTCGTCATGCAGATTGCGCAGAATTTCTTCCGCGCGGTCCAAACCAATCTCATCACCGTCCAATTCTTTAACGGTGTCGGCCATGCATGAGGCGCGTCCTTTCAGATACGCTTCGAATGCGTAACGGTAGTCCGTATCATTCAACTCGGCGGTCAGGGCTACGATGGATGGGACACATTCACGGTGTTCGGTTAGAGTGTAAGTGTTTATATCATGCAAGAGTTCTTTGGCTCTTTTGTCAAAATATTCGAACGGTTTCATTTATCAACCTCCTGATTGTTTCCATCTATATCATATCAGGGCGTGCCTTGCGACACGCCCGAAAACCAAATCTGTTCACACCATCCAATTCACGTTAGACACCATTACGCCCTGCCTGAGCAGGACCGGTTCCCCCTCCAGCCATTTCAGACAACCGTGGGGGGTAATCAGCGCCACATAGCCCTGACCTTGAAAAATACGGTTGTCGTATCCGCTGTCAATCCATGCGTGCACCATGTTTTTCGTGTCGCTCTCATACGGTCCGTCCTCAAAATCCCATGCGATACCGTTATGCGCCACATACCCGCGTTCCGTGCGGAACGGGTGACAGTTTTCCGGTACGACACCGCCATGCGTGGCGAGCCTAAAGTGGATCAGGCATGGAGCGTATTTGAGCCTATCCCAATGGCTTAACATGAAGCCGACGACTTTCAGCCCGTCCGTGTTTTTGAACACTCTCAACCGTGTTCCATCCCACCAGCTAATGCCGCCCCCGTCCGGATTGGCCTCGCACATGGATAGAATGTCTTCGGGGTCCGGCATTGAGCCGGGGACAGCGGTAACGATAACACACATTTTGTTTTTCCTCTTTTCTAAACGGTGGGGGGGGACGTTCCCGCCCCCGAAGATTTGCTTACTCAGCATTCGCCATGGCGATATTCTTGCGGATTCGTACGTAGCGTGCGCTCAGTTCGGGGCGTCCGGCACGCTTGTACAGTCGCAGTGCGGTGCGTTCCAACGATTCGGTGGTTGGTTTGCCGTGTGACGCGCGTGCGACACGGCTGCGCAAAATGTTTTCGATCACCAGCGGGGCGGTGCCGCAGCGTCCGTACGAATAGTCTTCGAAACCGCACCATATCAATTCGCCGGTTGCGGCGTGATAGATGCTGAAGCTGCCAATGTTACAGAACGTTTCCCCGCGCTCCACTATTCTTTCCGTCGCCATTTTAAGATAGGTGTGCAACGGGCGCAGATTATGTGACGGGAACGCGTAAGCTGACGTGGTATTGGCTAGACGTCCGGCAATGTCCTCACGGCTGCGTGCGCGGCGGACCTGCCGAGCATCCCACTCTAGCGTGCTGGGAGTAGTGTTGCCGTGGCTTTTGCGCGCGCGGCGAGACGCCCTTATGTTGGCTTCGACGTTGCGGCGAATCTCTGCGGCGCGTTCCTGGCGCTTCCATTCCTCTTCTGCTTTTCGGGCTGCCGCGGCGCGGCGTGCCATGTCGAGCCGTTCGTCAAGCGTGAGGCGGGGCGTGTCGGTCACGTTGTTTGCCATGCAAGACGAGTATTGTTCTATGGTTTCTGCCTTGACCGTGCCACGGGGGTGCTTTTCGAAGAACCGCCACATTGCTCGTATCCACTTGACCGCCGGAACGAGCTTATTGGCGCTATCCTCATACCAACAGCCGAACGTGCGCAATTCGATTGTGTCTTGGTGTTCGGCGTTGACGGCAGTATGTTTGCCGACATAACCACCGTGGTTGAGTTCGCACCAATAATTGTCGCTCATGTGGCGCATGTTGAGCCGTTCGCACTGTGTTCCATCCAGCCCGCGCAGCGCCCAATACCAACGGCTTGCACATTGGTTTGGCGTGCGGGCCACGTGGATGTGACCCCCCGCGTTCTCTCCGTAATCCGGGATGCATTCCACAAGCTTCCGCAAGGCCGGAAGTTTGGACATGTTGAGAATGTTGGTTTGCAGTTCGACGCCGTTCGGATCCAACGACGGGTCTTTGCCCCACCCGGCGATCAGGTCAGGGTTCGTGACGTTTTCCGCAAAGTAGGCGTCTAGTTCCGATTCGACCTCGACTTCGACGCCAAACGTGAACTGCCCACCATGCCCGCGCTCATACGGATAGACGTACTCACAATCTTTGCCGTCTGAAAACATTCTATTGATACGATGGCGCGGACAGTAGTGGCTGTCCTCTGAACCGCCGCAATCCTCGCACAGTACAGCGTCACAGCTGTATTCGTCGCAGCAGTAGTAGGCGCTGCCGGCCGTGTCGATTGGTGTCCCGCACTGCGCGCACCATGCTGTTTCGTCGTCAAACTCGGAAGAGTATTCGA